AGCGAACAGTTATCAACATAGATGAATTGCTCGCCGAGAAAGATCGTACATTCATCTAATAAGGAGATAATACAAAATGGCAACAAAGAAAGTAGCAAAGTCTGCAGACGCAGCTCGCAAGGGCGCAATGACTGCAACAGTGGTTAAGAAAGTATCACCAAATGTAAAGATTATTAAGGCTGGCTCAAAGCCATTAACACAAAGCCTAACTGAAAAGCGAGCAATAATGGAGAAGGCTAAAAGCAAGACTCCTGCTGCTCGCGCAAAAACTAAACTTGATGCAAAAAATGCAAAATTTGCAGAAAAGATTTTTGTAAGAGATTTACGACGAGGCATTGTGAGTGCTGCAGTTAATGACGCACTTAAAGCGGCTGGATATGACAGTTCAAAAAGATATGCCCCTGATGCTAAACCTGCAACTCCTGAACAAATTAAAGCAGGAAACAAAGCGCGTAATGCTGCAGAGGCAAAATTTAAGGCAGAACGTGCAGCAGCCACTAAGCGTAAAGCAGAAACAAAGGCAGCAGATAATCCCAAGCGCGGTCAGTCAAATAAAGGTGGCAAAGCAATTCGTGGCGGAGTACGCAGTGGCAATGGTCGCGTTAGTGGTATTCGCAGCGGCGGCGGCGGTCTTGGTGGTGGCTTCGGTATGGGCAGTGGCGGCGGTAGCGGTCGCAGTAACGTGAACCGCTAATGGCAAATATGAAGAAGCCTGCGCCTAAGAGACTTACAGGTCCTCGCGCACCATCAAAGAGTGTTAAGACTCCGATGCCTAAGATCCAAGGAGCTAAGCCTAGTACAAGAAAACTTATGCCACTTACAGGACAAGCAGCAATTGATGCACTGCAACGACGTGTGTCACCATCTGGAGTTAAGAAGGCAGAAGTTGGCGCTAAGAAGGCCATTGACAAAAAGTACCCAGGTTTATACAAAAAGAAGAAGTAGGGAAAACAATTGTTATCAGTCAAAGAAGTTGACGCTAAGCTAGCACGCTTACGTACTCGCTCATCAGCGCGAGATCAACGTATGCGTGATGTGCTCTCAGTGCGTCAGGGAGATATCTCTAAGGTATATCCTGCAATGTTTTCAGAGGAATATCCAAAGCCTCTGGTTGCAAACTTCATTGACGTAGCAGCACGAGATCTAGCAGAAGCAATGGCACCACTGCCATCCTTTAACTGTTCTGCAACCAATATGGTTTCAGATGCAGCACGCAAGGCAGCAGATACTAGAACTCGTATTGCAAACTTTTATGTAACAAACTCTGACCTACAACTGCAGATGTACACAGCAGCAGACTGGTATAACACCTATGGTCTTGGTATCGGTATGGTTGAGATGGACTTTGAGGACAACAACCCTCGTATCCGTATGCTCAACCCATTCGGTACTTACCCAGAGTTAGATCGTTATGGTCGTGTTATGTCTGTTACTCAAGTCATCGTTACCGATGCAGAGACACTAGCGGCACAATACCCAGAGTATTACGACATAATCCTAGGTAAAAACCAGTACGCTCTATCTTCTCCTTATATCTCAATGGTCAAGTACCACGATAAGGACCAGGATCTACTGTACTTACCAGAACGTAAGAACTTAGTTCTATCACGTACACCTAACATCTTGAACAAGCCTATGGCATCTGTCGTAATGCGTTCATCTCTTGACGGAGAAGCACGTGGACAGTTTGATGATGTTCTATCTGTACAGCTTGCTCGTGCTCGCTTTGCAGTATTGCAGATCCAAGCAGCAGAAAAATCTATCCAGGCACCTATTGCTATCCCACAGGATGTGCAAGAACTTGCTCTTGGTCCAGATTCAATTATGCGTTCTGCTAACCCACAAGGTATTCGTCGTGTTCCTTTGGAACTACCACCTGGAGTCTTTACAGAATCAGGCGTACTAGAGCGTGAACTACGACTTGGTGCTCGTTACCCTGAATCTCGTTCAGGAGATATCAGCGCATCAGTAGTTACTGGTCGTGGTGTACAAGCACTACAGGCTGGCTTTGATACACAGATCAAATCAGCACAAGCACAGTTTGCTCGTATGTTCCAAGAACTTATTTCAGTATGCTTTGAAGCAGATGAGAAAGTATTTGGTGGTATTCCAAAGACCATCAAGGGAACAGATGACGGAACACCTTACGTTCTCAAGTACACACCATCTCGTGACATTAAGGGTGAGTACGGCGTAGATGTACGCTACGGAATTATGTCTGGTATGGATCCAAACCGTGCCATCATTGCTTTACTACAAATGCGTTCAGACAAGCTCGTATCTCGTGACTATGTACGTCGTGAGATTCCAATGGACTTGAATGTTACGCAGGAGGAACAACGTGTTGATATCGAAGAAATGCGCGATTCTTTGCGCGTGGCTGTTGCTCAGTATGCTCAAGCCATTCCGGCCCTTGCAGCGCAAGGCCAAGACCCTAGTGAGATTATCACCCGCATTGCGTCTGTTATCCAAGGTCGGCAAAAGGGCCAATCGCTAGAGAGCACAATCGAAAAAGCATTTACACCAGAACCACCACCTCCAGCCCCAGAGATGCCACCAATGGCACCAGGTATGGAACAACAACTTCCAGCAGCAGGAGCGGCCCCCGCCCCAGCCTCAGCGCAACCTCCACAAGAACAAGGTGGTATGGCCCCTGCTGCTGGTCAAAGACCCGATATAGCCCAATTACTCGCTGGTATCACCGGCGCAGCTTAAGCAGAGGAGGTGTAAATATGAACAAGGGATCTCGCGCAGCAGCGCCAATGTCAAAGGCCGTCGAAGGCAAGAAGGACACATCTAAGCCAAAAGGTGGCAAGGTAGTTCCATCAATGATGCCAGCAGGCCGTCGTGGCAACGCAGTAAAAAAGGGATAATAACTTTTTAATGAGAGGTGTACTGGGCGATGAAAGATGATAGATACATTCCTCGTCCAGTACGCTTTCTCGATCTTGTTGTTGTAGGTGTAGGCTTTATACACAACATAGCTTCATCAATAGAAACCTTAACAGGTGAACTAATGGAGTTAGCAATTTATCAATCAAATCATCTTACTCAGACCAACAGGGCTTGGGAAGATATGGCAACAGACTTAGAAAAATTAGAGGAGGACAAACAGTGAGTATGATGAATCCACTGGCTGGACCAGCAGGCCCAGGTAAGTTCTCTACACGTACAGATAAGTTGGAACTAGGTTCCACAGCATACGGTGAAGGCGTTGAAACACAGGCTATTAAGTCTGGCGCTCCGCTAGCTAAGACTGCAGATACTCGCCCTGCTCGTGCAGGCGATGTACGCGATGCTGCAACACAAGGACCAGTAACAGAATTATACGCACCATCACAACGTCCTAATGAACCAATTACATCAGGTATTGATATGGGCGCAGGTCCAGGATCTAGCGCTTTAATGATGCAAAAAAATATGATTAAACTTTCAGACTCCTTAGCAGCAATGCTTCCATATGATACAACTGGAGAGGTTGCAGTATTGTATCAAGAAGCACTAGCGCAGGGTAACTAATGAGTGATAATCTTAAAGCAGCAGCGTTAGCTGCTAACCTTAAAG